AGAATGATGCCACGAATCAGTTCCTGAAGGACTTCTAAGAGATTCTACACAAACCGACATTATATCTTTACTTGTCTTGTGATGAACGTGGTGTGTGTAAACATAACGGTGCTTACTAATACTCCATTCGTGTGGAAACTCGGTTGCTAACAATAAAGGTAGGTCTCCGTGTTTTGCTCCATCTCCGTGTGTAGTACCGATTAGATTCTTTCCATATAAGTACCCCTTCCGATGAGCAATAGAGCAATCAAAAGTAATATTATCACAACCTCTAAACCAAGTTTGTATAACGTCTGCAAGAAAAAAGCCGTGCGTATAATCGTGATTGCTGGGATTGAAAGTAAAATGAACATCAGCCACAGATAACAAAGTTTCCAAGATATCAACATATAATTGTTTTGCGATTAGAAAATTAGAGTACCACATTCCATCCGTGTCTTGAGGAGTTCCTGCAGTAGTTTTTCGGGAGGGCATATCGATGTGTAAGATGTCGTTTCCTCCAATGAATAGTATTTTGTCTATGTTAAACCCTGAGCTTTTATCTAGGATTCCTTGAACACCTTCTTTAACTCGTTTAACTGCGATTTGATTATTGTATGTTTCGCCTGTTTCAAATGCATCGCATAATTTACCTATGTGGATGTCAGCAGGATCAACTACTAATAAGTGTCCGTCTGTTGATGGATTCCTAAAGATCGTAGGATATTCAGGTTTAAAGTCTCTGATGTCTTGTAAAACTTGTTCCTGAAGTTCTTTGTAGTTTACCTCCTCAGCTTCTTTGAAGTTTGGGTTTTTAAAGAACAATGATGCATTTTTAGATTTTAACCATCCGTGTTTTACATCTGTATCGTCTAAACCCATTCCATTGGATTCGATTTTTATTGCCCTATAAGATTCTAAAATTTCAATCTCGTCTTCTTGTAATCTGAATCTCGTTTGTTTACTCATTTGAATAGTTTAGTGAGAAGTTGTAACCTACCTCTGAAGGTTTCACTCAAGGACAACCTAACTAGGAAACCTACAATAAATGCCAATATTACGAATAACCAATTAACTTTCGTCTTTGTGATGTATTTATTTTGGTATTTTACCTTTTGAGCTTCCGCTTTGATGTACTTTGTCTTGTACTTGTATTCAATACGTGTCTGAAATCTCGTTTGAGGTACGTAGGAACGCTTGTAACGAACGATTGTATCTTTCTGAACGATTACCTTCTCCCAATAAATTGAGTCTCTTAAAACGTAAGGAATTGAATCTATTGTCGAAACTTGTATTGTGTCGCTAGTTTCGTCACAAACGTAACCTTTTTTGATTGCACGTAGAACGTGATAATTAGCAGAACACGAACCTAAAATAATTAAGGTCGAAATGTAAAGCGATAATCGTTTAGCCTGTTTAACCATCCTGTTAGAAATTTAGCGTTTTTACCTACTCCAATTGCGTAAAAGAATCTTTCTCTTTCAGCAGTTAATGCGTCAAATAGTTTTTTAGGTTCTATTGAGTTTGCTAGTAGTATTGTTTTAGGCCCTATTAATCCGTCTACCGTACATTGTAAGCCACAATGATTGATAGCAACTTGTAGAGATTTAGAAGCTTGTTTTACTCCTGATCCCCACGCCATACCAGTAACAAATATTGCAATGTTTTGTGAGTTGTATGCGTCACCTCTAACGCCATCCCAATAACCTCTCTTGAATATCTTAAACCAATCCTCAGAGTTCATAGCAAAGAAACGAGTATCATTGTCAGTTCCAAAGAAACTTACCCACGCTGTATAAGTTATTCCTACGTTTGTGTGATATCCCGTTTTTCCCTTGTATGCAGTTGGACACGGATAGCTGGATGCTGAATCTGATTTGTCTTTAGATAGACCGCCTTCCCATTTCTTCGTGAACTTTATGTACTTTTCTATTAATGTCATTTGAGGTCTTCTAAGGTTTCTTTACTACGTTTGGCAAACTTAATAAACTTATCCCATACATTAACTCCTGTAACTGAGAAGTAACTTTCATTGATAGATTTTATCTCCGTGTAAACGCAGAAGAAAGTAAACGCCTTTGTTAACACTAAATCAATAGCAATGAAGTGTGCAAGAATATCAGCTATAACATACTTTTCTAACAAGAATACAAAAACGATTGCTCCACTATACAAAAGTGTCTTAGAAATAGTGTGAGATAATCTACGAGAACGAATTGATTTCCATCCGCTTCTTCGTACGCTTCTCCAAATGCCAAAACACGTATCTAAAATAATAGATAAAATTGCAATGATTACTAAAGGTTTAACAGGTGCTAAAATTGTGCAAATTGAAAAAGCTAGGATTGTAAGATTAGTTTTCATTAAAACGGAGATGGTGTAGGTTTTGGTTTGTACTCAATAATGTTGAGGTCTTTTACCCACATCGTATCAGGATTGATAGCACCTTGACCCCAACCAATTGCGTTGTTGGCAGCACCATCTCCCCATCCGTTACTATTTGCCATTTTGTTGTGTGTTTAGTTTAGCTAGAAAAACACGAAGCTTCTCTACATTAGTTTCTTTAGGTTTGTAATTACCTAGCTTAATCCGTTTTCTCATATATACCAACCTGTGTAGTTATTCATTGAATCAGGGAAGATGTCGTTGTTCTTGTTTGAACGATACTCAGGAAACAACGTCTGATTAAAAGACATATAGTCAATAAACCTCTGTGTGTAGTTCTGAGCAATGTTTCTTTCCTTTTCAAGTAAATAGTCTACTTCGTTTTTGTCTACGTTTTCGGAGTTCTCAGATGAGTGTTTGTAAACTCCTTTGTTTGCGATTGTGTAAGCTGCGAAAGGTAAATATTCTACCATTCCCCAGTGGATCAACATCGGCTTTACGTAAGTTGTAACCAACGTCAAATAGTTTCCTGTAAGAGTTCCTGCGATAACATCAGCTTGTAACTTTTGGAATAGCTTTGTACCTAAGTAATTCTGGATGTGAATATCTTGTGCGATCTTAATAAACTGAATGAATTTGTCCGTATCTACATTGCCATTTAAAGCTGTGTAACGAACGATGTCATCGCGTGTGATAAATAGTGCTTCTGCCATTATTTAAATCGTTTGTTGGTTGGTAAAAAGCCTTGATTCGGCATATCTACAGGACGCATTGCAACTTGCTGAGGATTTCTAACTCGGTAACCTGCTTTCTCTGCTTTGTTTGTACTGATTGTTTTTGCATTAGGACTTAAAGGGTCTATTCCTCGACCTTCCTCAAAGGCTACAAATGTTTGACGCATCCATTTGTGATGACAAGCACCTCCACCTTTGTAAAGAAAGATGTCATAAGTGTCAGCTCCTCTAGCACCCCAACCTGCGTTGACTACCTGAGATCCCATTCTAACGATGTCTTCTTTGCGATATACTTTGTTAGCAGCTACCATCTTTTTACAGAACTCACGAGTATTTTCTTTTAATCCTCCGTTGTATCGGTAACGAGTCATAAACTTAAACCCTTCGACTGTTGCGTCTTGTTCTGATTTTGCTCTTGGGTTTGCAGTTCCTGTGCTTACAAAATTGTAAACCTTAGATAATAACGATTGCTTTTTATTGTTTGCGTTCTCAATCTCTAAATCAATTGCATCTTCTTGGTCGTAATCAACTTCAAATTCGTCAATTAAAACCCAATTTTCGTCAACTACTTCGCCACATTCAATCAATGCATCAGCAATTTCGTTGTCCATTTTGCTTAACTCAGTTCCGTCGGTACCTGTTTCTTCTGCAACTTGTTCTTCAGTTTGCGTGTTTTCAAGGTCTGTAAACTCTAAAGGTTGTAATGTTCTAAAGAATAGTTTTAAACTGATTCCGTTAAAAGCTAAAATCTTATCAAATGACTCTATGATTTCTTCTTGGAATGGTCTAATAACCATATTATCAAACAAGATACTTGAGTTTTTAAGCTCGTCTGCATTAGCGCTGAATCCGTTTGAACTAGCAACTCCAAATAACAAAGGAGAAGTAACATTGTGACCTAGCATAATCTTACGCATAGCTTCCTCAGATAAGTAAGTGTAATGCTCTGGAGCATCGTTTAAAGGAATGTCATCAACCGTAGTCTTTGATTCTTGGTTGTCGTTAAATGCTACGATCACTTTTTGTCCTCTTGAACCTGTTAATTTGTTCATTACTTTAGAAGTAATCATTGATTGTTGCTCCTCGGTCGGTACTCCGTTGTTGAAGTTGACTACTTTAGTTCCAGAGAATCCGTTTTGTACTTCGTTGATTAAGTAGTCTGCTATTTCTTCTTCCAATAGTGCGTATGGTAAAGAACCTTGATAGTCAGGATAAGCATAATACTTCATCCCAACTGCGTAAGGTTTAGAAAAACATATTTCTACCTTTTCATTTGAATAACCATAAGCAGGAATGCGTCTAGCTTCGTATTTCTTTAAGTCTGTCCAATCGTCAGAATAGTAATAACCTTCTATTTCTCCGTCTTTATTACATTTTTCAGCACGTAATAAGTTAACAGGAATGTGGTAAGCCTTTAAAATCTTGTCGTGTTTATCGTTGTAATGTACTTGGATAGCAAATTGACCTAACATCTTTCTATCTAAGACAATTTTACGGATGTCATCCTTACTGAATAAAGACATCATTTGAGCGTACTCAGCAGGTTTTCTGTTAGCGTCTAATGCAGATAGACCTTTTCCGTAAATAAGTCTCGCTAAT